CAACCAAGGTGCTTCGATTGCTGGAAATCTGATTGATGGTTGGATCTACGGTCTCGACGCACAACAACTCGAGAAAGCTGCGGTGGATCTGGCTAACAGCTGGATTACGTGGATCAAGGACGCGTTGGGTATTCACTCTCCTGCATCCACAATGGTCCCGATCGGCGTGAACATCATTCAGGGCATCGCGGAGGGTCTCACTTCAGCGGCGCAAGGTCTGATCAAGGTCATGCAGAAGATTTTCATTGGTCTTGGGCAGGCTATGAAGTGGGCTGTGGAGAACATCAGCTACAGCGATGTTCTGGACACTATCAATTCGGGACTGTTCCTAGGTCTTGTGTTGATGTTCAAGCGGTTTGTCGATACGTTTGGTAATTTGACAAACAACTTGTCGGCGGTCTTTGGTAGCGCAAGTGGTGTTCTCGATCAATTCAAGAACAACCTGAAGTCGATGCAGAACGAGATCCGTGCAAAGGCTCTCATGAACATCGCTATCGCTGTAGCTGTGCTTGCTGGTTCAGCAGTTCTGTTGGCAAGTGTCGACACTAAGAAGCTTACAACAGCTCTTGCTGCTATCGGTGGCTTGATGGTGACCCTAGTTGGTTCAATGCGTTTGTTGACCGCTGGCGGTGGTAAGAAGATGCCTGACGCCAAAACTATGGCTAAGCAGACTGGCCAGATAGTTGCGTTGAGTGGTGCTATGGTAGCTTTCTCGACCGCAGTTCTGATTCTGTCAGGTGCTGTGGCTATCATGGGCAAGCTCGATCCCAAAACCATGCAACAGGGTTTGGAGGGTGTTGGTGCCATTGTAGCAGGCATTGTAGCGGCAACCGCCATTCTTGGAAAAACGGGCGGTGGAGGAACCATCTTGGCTACTGCTACCGCATTGTTGATTCTATCTGCTGCGCTAACAGCGTTTGTGGGTGTGATGAAACTCTACGAAAGCTTGGATATTAGCACTATCACTAACGGTGGAGGCAAAGCCGCTTTGGTGATTCTGGCTATCGGTGCTGCTATGCAAATCTTCCAAGGGAAGAGAGCCATTAGTGGTGCCATAGGTATGGTGATCATTTCAGAAGCTTTGAAGGTGATTACTGATGCTCTGATCTTGCTTTCGTCAATTGACGGTAAGAAGCTTCTTGCAATGGTTCTGATGTTGGACATTCTGATGGTGTCTATGGCTGGTCTAGCTGAAGTTTCAAATCCCGCTAGTGCCGCAGGATTCATCATTATGGCAGCAGCAATCTTCATCTTGGCTAAGTCGCTCGACATTCTGGCTAAAATTCCAGGAGGAGACATCTTCAAGGGGATGGTTGCCATTGTTGCAGCCATTCTTCTCATTGCAGGAACAGCGGCAGCTCTTTCGTCGCTAAGTCCGTTGATTCTGGCTTTGGGTGTTGCTTTGTTGTCGGTTGGTGGAGCGTTGTTCTTGGCTGGCGCAGGCGTCTTTATGTTCGCTGCGGCAATGGGAATTCTTGCTGTTGTCGGTCCTGCGGCATTCCAGGCACTTGTCGACGGCGCAGATCAGTTGCTGGCATTCCTTCCGAAGCTCGGCGAAGCAATGGGTGAGATGGTTGTTTCGTTCTTCACGGGACTAGTGAAGGCTGCTGGTCCTTTGACGAAGGCTATTGGAAAGCTGTTGGAAATTCTTCTTCAGGCTCTGACCAATGTGCTACCAAAGGTCGGTGCATTGATTCAGAAGCTCGTTCGAGTGATTCTGAACACGATTGTAGCAAACCAAGTAGCAGCAGCTAAAGCTATGATCAAGTTCATTGTTGGGATGCTCAGGGCCATGTCCAACGGCATTCCCAAGATGATCAAAGCAGGAACCGATTTGATCATCGGAGTCATTAAGGGGCTTTCCAAGAACGCGGTCAAGATCGCCGATGCCACAGGCAAGGCAATTCTTGACTTCTTGCATGGCATTCATAAGGCCATCCTCAAGTATGAACAACCCATCATCGAAGAAGGCAAGGCAATCGCCGTCGATCTGGTGAAGGGATTGGTCAAGGGGCTTATCAGTCCAGATGCTCTTAGCGACATTGGTAATGCAGCTAAGGGTCTTGCTGATAAGGCTAAGGATGCTCTAGGTAAGGCGTGGAAGATTCTGTCTCCCTCCAAGGTAACGCAAGAACTGGGAGGGTATTTCAGCGAGGGTGCTGCTGTAGGTATCAACGCAAAGGCACATATGGCTGAAAAGTCAGCTCAAGATCTGGCTGATAAGAGTCTTGAAGCTTTGAAGATGACATTCAAGAATTCTAGGAATGCTTCTAGTGATTTGATGGATCTTCAACCAAAGGTGACACCCGTTCTGGATCTAACTCAACTCGAGAAGGATGCAACGCAGATTTCAGCCAAAATGGGAAGACATTCTGTAAAGGCAGATCTCTCGCGTCGTCAAGCTCGAGACATCGCAGCAGAACACATGGCTCGACATGGCTCCGGAGGCCCAGATTCTGGGGGAGACAGTTACGAGTTCGTTCAAAACATCTACAGCCCCAAGCCGGTCAATCATGTGAAGGCCTATCGGGGAACCAAATCTCAGATTGCACTCTTTAAGGAGGTGAAGGGTAAGTGACAGTACTGACAGCAAAGCCACCGCAGATCACATCTGTGAATTTTGTGGGCTTGGACAACTTGACCTTGCCCTTCCGCTCCCATTTCTTTGATGCACTTCCGGGATTTGATGAGCAATTTCCTCAGTTGCTCGCCGAGAACGAAGACAAGTACTACGTCAAGTCGGTAGACGGCTTAGAACCTCCTCCGCAGAATGTGGCAATCGCGCGTTCTGCCTCCGGGGGTGTTTTCCAAGGCAAGACGTCAGAAGATCGCGAAGTTGTAGTTCTGATCGGGTTGAATCCTGATTGGGATGCCGGAGAAACTCCAAAGATGCTTCGCGATGAACTGTACACGATGCTCAGTACGGGTTATGACCCCCGCGTGGACATTCAGCTCTACGCGGGGGTCTTCCCTCTGTGTCACGAGTACGCATACGTTTCTAACTTTGAAGCCTCAATCTTCGATGCGAATCCGGCGGTTCAGATCACATTCACGTGTCTGAACCCCACGTTCAGAGCGTACTCTCCAGTTGGGTATGACCCAGCAGATCTCAGCGAGACCGCTCCGGATATTTACAATCTGGGAACAGCAGAAACGGGTTTCCAATTCGGAGTGAACTTCACTGGAACTATGAATAGTTGGTACATCAAGCAAGCAGATCATCAAGCCGTAGGAATGGAATTTGATATGGTTTTCCACTCCGGCGATCTGTTGACTGTATCAACCATTCCGGGGCAGAAGTATATTCATGTGAAGCCCCATCGCAAGAAGGTGCAAAACAAGCTTGGCATTCTCAAAGAAACCTCCGAATGGATTCAGTTGCATCCAGGCCATAATCACTTCTTGGTTCCTCCAAAGACCACGCTGTGGAACTGGTCGGGCAAGCTGAGTTTCACGCACCATTACTGGGGTGCCTGATGGATCTTGTGACGGTGAATCGCAAGGACTTTTCCATAGGGAAAATGGTCGAGCTTGACTGGAAGACTGACACTTTGATCTGGACCGAGAGGTTTCAGCCGGTTGGCGGGATTGAAATTCACACGCAGAACGTTACCGGTGTCAAGAAGCTGCTCCCGGAGCGTAGTATGTGTACGCTCCGTGACTCGAACGAGGTCATGTGGGTGGACTCGCACGAGGTTGATGAGAACGACGATGGCGTAGATGAACTCGTCATCAAAGGACGGACTCTAGACTGGATTCTCATGCGCAGGATCTGGACTAATGCTCCGTACGGCAAGAAGCACGCAATGGCAAAGAAGTACAGCACCAGGCAAGCAGTTGAGACCTGGGTCTGGAATGCCATTTGTAATGGAAGCGGTAACGACAGGATCATCACAGACAAGTCATATCCTGCCGCGAATCTTCTTCCAAATGTGATTGTAACAGACTCGATCCCCCCGTCGGGCGACGGCCCGAATCTTGAGCGTAAGGTTCAAAACGGAGATGTCTACAGTCAGATGCAAACATTCCTCCAGTCGGGTAAGTATGGAATTCGCATCATCCGTCCCAATGGCACCAAGGGTCGCAAAGTTCACATCGATGCAGACGGAACGTTCAATACGGACACCGTAGCAAACATCGATGATCTACGATTCGACTTCTACAACGGACGGGATATTTCGGCAAGAGTAGTGTTCAGTTGGAAGGCTGGACATCTTGATGAACCTACGTACCTCCAGTCAAGCGAAAATCTGATGACTGGTGCGTTTGTAGACGGGGATCCAAGAGATCACTATTACACGGATCCGGACGCTGTTCCGGGAACGAACTCGGGGTGGAATCGCTTGGATGGTTATGTCGATGGTGGTAGTAAAGAGGAGCTGACAAGGAATGAGGGAGAGTCAGACGCTTCTTTCAACGCGCGAAAAGCAGCATCGGCTAACGATTTCGAGGAAAGTCTTGAAGATCAGGGATTGAAGGCGGTTAGGAAGGACGGGGCCCACATCAACTCTGTTGATGCTCAGATTTCTCCGCTTATCAACTTCAAGTACGGTACGGATTACAAGCTGGGCGATCGTGTGATGGTGCAAGGTCGTTACGGGGCTCACGAGAAAAAGTGGGTTACAGAGTTCATCCGTGCGCAAGACAGTGAAGGGTACAGAGAGTACCCGACTTTGTCCTCGACGCTTTCCTAGAAAGGGCGTATGTAGTGAAGGAGTGGCATTTCAACGTGCTCTTCTTCGTGGGCGTTATGGGCGCTGTAGCGATGCTTCTCGGGCCCGAAATCGGGTTAGACATAGGGAAGAATCCTACCGCCGTTACCGGGGTCGGCGCGATTTTGACGTACGTTCTGACACAAAAGAAAGCGATAACGAAACCCAGCAACGGCGATAAGTCCACGAACGGAGATAAGCGCGATAAGACCGATAGTCATGGGGGGAAGGAGGCAAGCGGAGATGGCGTTTGATGACCGGCTCGGCTTCCTTATCCTGGGAGGCATGATCGGGTTCATCTTAGGCTATATCGTTCGGTCCCTTAGAGACATAAAAGAGGAGCTGGATGAAGTGGATGAGCTTGTGAAAGACCGGTTCAAGAACCGTGACGAAGGCGGTTTCATCAACTCAACCCTGGGGAATGTCGCGTTACTTATCGTTCTTGGACTCACCGTTTTCGCAGCAATCGCTAGTCAGAAGGCGCACAACGACAGTGAGAATGCAGTAAAGCAGTTGAAGTTGGCCCAAGTACAGTTGGCACATCAAACGCTTTGCAATCGAACTGTTTTGAAAGACGCTTTGGTAGCTCTCAATGAGAGGACTACATATTCCGAAGCGCAAGTAAACACCAATGTTGCTTTGCAAACATCGTTTTCGCGATTGCTTGGAACTTTGTTGAACAATCCTGATTTGACTCCAAAAGAAAGAGAGGTGGCGACAAACAAGTACTTCCAAGATTTGACGAATTACGTCTCGATTGCCGATAAAACTAAGCAAAAGGTGCATGAGAACCCATTTCCCTCGGATCAAGAACTGAGTTCGTGCCTAGAAGCTAGTGAACATTCTAGTGAATAGCGAAGAACGTGGTTCTAGCAAGATATCCTTGGGGAATGTGACTTTGATCATTGTGCTGGTGATTACTGTCTATGCAGCAATCCAAAGTCAGATAGCCAGCAACAACTCGAAGACTGCGATTGAGAGCAACAGAGTGGCAATCGAGACGCTCAAGCAAACGCAGACCGCACACAACCGAATTGTCTTTTGTCTCGAGCAGTACACGACAAAGACCCTTGCCGCTCTGAATGGTCGAACTACATACACCAAAGAGCAGGCTAACAGAAATGTGAGCTTGCAAGAATCTCAAGCGAGGTTCCTCAAGCTACTTCTCCATCAACCCCCATTCTCTGAAGCACGGCAATCTCAGGCCGCGCAGGATTATGTAACGGACCTGCAACAGTTCGTGGGGGTCAACGAGAAGGCCCAAGAGAAAATCCAGCAGAACCCATTCCCTCGGTCAAATGCACTCAAGACCTGCCTTGATTCCGCAGATGAGGGAAAACCGTGAAGGGGAGCACTATATGAATCTCAGTAACGCTTTGTACGACAAGCTGAAGTTTCTGGTCCAAGTCATTCTGCCTGGTATGGGGGCGTTGTACGTCGGCCTGGCGGAATGGTGGGGCCTGCCCAATCCGACGGCTGTAGCGGGCTCTATTGCCCTTGTAGCCACCTTCCTGGGCCTCTTCCTGGGCGCCAGCGCGCGAAAGTACGGGGGAGCCGGTGATTTGGTCGTCACCACTGATCCTGAAGACGGGGAGGTCTACCTGTCAGCGGATCTCAACAAGCATCCGAGCGCGTTCAAGAACAAGAAGAACGTGACTCTGAACGTCGTACAACAGACAGCCGCCTGATTCGGGGGTCGCAGAGGATTCATTGCCTATAATGAAACCTCATCGGAAGGAGACCCCTTGTCCATCATCAAGAAGAAGGCCGTGAAGACGCAACTCGATCACGCTATCGAACAGCTCGAACTCGATCTTCAGATGACTGATGGGGATTCCAAGGAATACGCCAAGAAAGTGAAGAACCTGGAAAGACTGTATGTCCTGAAGATCAAATCTGATCGTCAGGGAATCAGTCCAGACACGATCGTCATAGTTCTCGGTAACCTCCTCGGAATCCTCATCGTCGTCGGATACGAGAGAGCACATGTGATCGGATCGAGAGCGATCAACATGGCTGGAAAGCTTCGCTGAAGCAAGAACTTCACCAAGGATTCGATTTAGGGGGCCTGTAGCAGCCGTTACAGGCCCTCTAAATTTTTGCCTTTCCGCAAAATCAGCATAGCCTCTAATGAACCTACCCTCACAAGGAGACAACAATGTCCAAGAAGCCCAAGCACGTTTTCACCTGCCCGGACGTCATCTACCTCCAGCAGAGGTCCAAGAAGAAGAACCGCAACGCCCTCATCGGCCTGGCGATCTTCTACACCGTGACCATCGCTGGCGGCTGGATGGCATCCTCGTGGATCGAGAAGAACGAGAAGAAGCTCCAGGAGACCCCGGACGCTCCAGACGACCTGTAGGACCACGCCTAAAGCCCACCACCATGGGCTTTAGGTCTTTCGCGGGATATTCAGGGCCTCTAATGACCTACTACAAGGAGGCATCATGTTGCCCGTTACTTTTGTTGTGTCCCACGACCAGCCCCTTCACCCGGACCCCGATGTCGTCGCGCGTATGTACGAATTCCGTCTCGCCACTCGAGAAGAGTGCGATATGGGATGCAAAGTGTACGCCGATCCGAAGGCCCCGAAGGTGCGTATCTTGGCGCACAACTCGAACTACAACTGCCACAAGTAGTACTCATCCTAAAGCCCGCACATGGGCTTTAGGTCTTAACTCGCAAGATATTCAGGGCCTCTAATGACCATCAACATAAGGAGAGACCCCATGGACACATCGGTCGTTATGAACGTCATTCTCTTGGTATTCACTCTGATGCTGCTTGGAGCACTCTTGTACGTCCCGTACAAGATTCTCCACTTCACCATCCGAGGGATCGCCAAGACGACTCAGAAGACCATCCAGACCATCGTTCCATCCAAGCGTTGACACCAAAGGAGAGCCCCGAAATCTAGGGCTCTCCTTCTTTGTTTTCGGTACTGAATCGCGGAATATTCATGGTCTCTAATGAACCATCACCTCTACCCAAGGAGATCCCATGAGCAAGAAGCTCAACGGCTACCGCAGCACCAACATCCACATTCACAACGTGCCAGTGAAGATGCTCAAGAACAAGGACCACGTCATCGTCCTCGGTCGCAGCTACCGCGTTCTTTCCAACAAGAAGAACGGCTACGGTGAGCGCATCATCCGAGCCGAGGCGTTCGGCACCAACAAGAGCGTCGTCACCGTCATCGTGAACAAGGACGCCACCTGCATGGTGAACCGCCGCAAGAGCAAGCGCATCAAGATCGCCAAGAACAAGCTGTGATGAATGGAGAGGGCCCCACAAGGGCTCTCTCTTTCGCGAGAAATTCATAGGGTGTAATGAGAGAAGAAGGATGCGCTAAAGCGCCTTGATTTGCCCGAAAGGGTAGTTGACTGAAAGCTCTCATTCTGAAATAAGAGACCGATTAAAAGTCGGCTAAGCATGGAAAGCGCCCGTCCCCGGTTTACCGGAACGTAGCTAGCGCTACCTCTTATTTCTTTTCTCTCCGCAGAAATTACAACGCCCCTAATGAGAAGAGCACTCGTAAGAGTGGCCAAGACACTAATGTGCAGGTTCGAATCCTGCCTGGCGCGATAGCACGGACCAAACAGCTATCCAACGACGACGTTTTAGTTGGGCGTCGTACCTCTCCTCACCTTTTTCGGTGAGGAGAAAATCCGCAAAAAAAACACGGTCTATAATGAGAAGGACGCAACTTACGTTGCTCCTATTTTTTTCTGACCCCGCTAGAAGAGGAGACCCCAATGGAGTACAACGAGATCGACCCGACCGCTGAGATCACAATCGAGTTCGGACCCGACAGCCCGAACTGGCAGAAGACGCATGAGCACAACATCATGTTCTTTAGCATGATTGCAAACAAAATGCAAAACCGATTGAATGCATGTGGTCATCTGTTTGTCAACGAGGTCATCTCGTTTTTAGATGACGGTCTGATTCTCCCGCAAGGACAGCTCGTTGGATGGATGCCTGGAGAAGACAACTACGTCGATATGTCGTGGTCTGTCGAGAAGGATTTCTATCTCATCACGTTGAAGCCTCAGGGCTTCATCTGGAACCAGATCTGACAACAGCAAGAAGAGGAGCGAGAAGATGGATATTCATGCAGAGCATTGGCGAGAGCCTGCGGCCGTAACAGCTGAACGACCGAAGGGCGAGAAGTACTGCGAGTCATGTGGGGAAGATGTTCCCTGGCACAACTCCTCTTGTTCAACGCTGAAGAACGCGTACAAGCGGCGTTACAGCAAGTGCACGTTCTGCGAAGAGAAGCACCGTGTTGGCGAACTCATGCGCGAACACGTCGAGAACACTCATCGAGAAGAGCTGCAACAGCTTCTCAGCAAGAAGGAGTAAGAAGTGGAGCAATACCGATTGACTACAACCTTCGAGGATGACCTGACCAACATCAGGTCTTCGCTTTCGCTCGAAGAAGCTCTCCAGTTCATGCTGGAGGACGCAGCCGAAGAAGAGATCGTCTGGTTCAAACTCGAGAAGATGGAGGAGGAAGAAGATGCCGGAGAGCACAACTGAGGCGGTCACCAAGACCGTCGTGAACAAGAACATGGTCAAGATCGCTCTGGACGAGTACAACGATCTCGTCGCCAAGGCGGCTCGACCTGTCGTGCAGAACGTGAGCGTGATGCGCATGACGGATTCGCAGGTCGCCAAGAACAACGTCATCTGGGGCATCGGACTGGCCGCCGTCGGATCGATGACTGCTCTCGCTGGCATCGGGATGGCGATTGCGGGAAAGCGAGCGTTCAAGTGAGGTACTGCAAGAACACCGCTTGTCGGGTCATGACATATCTGACATCTATCGGAGGCGAACACATCGATCAGTCGTGTCCTGGTTGTGGGAAGATCGGAGATCGAAGCTCATGAGCAACGAGATCCTTCAGTGGATCTGCATCATTCTCCTGGCGGCGCCGAAGGCTGTTCAGGTCGTGCGTGACTTCAAGGAAGAGGAAGACGAGTGAAGCTCAAGGTTCAGGCAAGGCACATCGGGAGGCTCATTCAGGAGAGTTCTCCCACTATCCTTACCGCAGCCGGGGTCGTCGGCGTGGTCGGTACTGGATATTTGGTCGCGAAGGCGGCCTTCCGGTCATCGGAGGTGATCTCCGAGTACACGCACGAGATCGAGGAGGGAAAGGCAGCCAATCTTCTCGAGGATCTCTCCTTCAAGGAGAAGTTCGGTCTCACGTGGAAGTTCTACCTTCCCGCAGTGGGTGTCGGTTCGCTCACGATCGCAGCCATCATCGCATCGAACCGGATCCACGCACGTCGTCTCGCAGCCCTGGCGGCTGGCTATGCGATCCTCTCGAAGGATTTCGACGAGTACCGCGACAAGGCTTTCGAGAAGCTCGGAATCAAGAAGGCAGACGAACTCAACAAGGAGATCGCGACCGAGAAGGTTCTGAATACTCCTCCTGCGCCCGGAGGCGTGCTTCCACAGGGACAGACGTGGTTCTGCGACATGAGCACCATGCGCTACTTCCCTAGCACGATGGAAACGGTCAAGGCAGCTCAGAACGCCATGAACTACGCGATCAACAACAATGGATCGGTCTCGTTGAACGACTTCTATTCGGAGCTGCGACTGGACAGCACGACAATCGGCGATCTTCTGGGATGGAGTCAGACGGAAAAGGTCGACGTGATCTTCCAGCCGCTCTTGGTCGAGGAGTACGGATCGGTTACGGCGTTCCGATTCGCATCGGATCCGTACCCAAAATACTAGCCGCGCGCCAGCATTATCACGAAAGCTGGATGTCCGAGCTAGCGTGCGAGAACGACTGCGGATAATCGCAAGAAATACATGGGGTGTAATGAACGATCACTCACAGAAGGAGACCCCAATGACCGAAACGCCCGATGCTGTCATCACCGAGCTGCCGGAGCAGAAGAGCACCCTCTGGACCCGCAACAAGGGACGTCTCGCCAAGGTCGGCACCATCACGGTGCTGGTCGGCGCGAGCGCGTACGCCTTGGGGCGCAAGTCCAAGAGCGGCTCCTGCCCGAACAGCTCGAGCGACAACGCCGAGACCGACGGCCAGCCGGAGACCACCGACTGACCTGATCACTACCGAGAGAGCCTCAACATCCCCACGATGTTGGGGCTCTCTCTTTCTCAGAAAGGGATATTCATGGGCTTGCCCATCGAAGACGAAGCACTCGAGCGTGTGGCCAACGATTCTTCCTTGAACATCCACAAGGGACGAATCGCAGCGTTCAAGGCACTTCACGAGTTTGTCACCGCAGGTCCACAAGAAATCGAGGGCATGTACGTTCCGGAGCTTTCCGAGGACGATCAGCGCCTGGACGATATTTGCATGACGTCCTACAACTCGATTCGTAACACATGGATCGCGATGTACCAACACTGGAAGTTCCCAGATCTTTTCGTTGTCGTGGAGTGCGTCAACGGTTCCGTTTACACCCAGGTCAACAAGCACGTCCAGCGTGCTTCTGACCACACACAAGCCACCTTGTGGTGAAAGGAAACACATGATCAAGCAGTTGGTTCATTACAAGGCACCGAGCGGTCGCAACGTGTCTCGTACGTTCTACTTCAATCTCACGAAGTACGAGGTTGCGGGTGAGATGCGTCTCGAGGAGATGCACGCCCGATTCAAGCGTTTTCAGGACGAGGTGATCGACTCTACTCCTGCTGGTGAGACGCGTGAGATGTCTCCCCCGGAGATCCGTGAGATGCTCGACATGGTCAAGGCGATCGTCGAGTACGCCTACGGCGAGTACAAGGACACTCCTGAGGGTGGCGAGATCCGAAAGAAGAAGGACGATCCTGAGGTCTGGATTCGTTTCGTGGCTTCTGGTGGGTTCGATGCGTTCATCTGGTATCTCTTTGAGGACGGCAATCGTGCCAACGCGTTCATGACGAACATCTGGCCCGAGGAGTACCGTGGTGGAGCTCGTCCGGCGACTGCCCCGGTCGCTCCGGAAGCTACGGACGACGGGATTCCTTCTCTGGATGACGCTCGTGACTCGCTCATTCCGTCTCTAGAGGCCGTCCCGGATATTCAGGGTGCTACGGTTACTGCGGCGGAAGAGAAGGCTTGGCACGACTACGCGCGCAATGAGCTTCTTGCGATGTCGGACGATGATTTCGACGCTCTGGCAAATCGATCGAAGAAGGGAAACAATCTTCCCTTCCAGCTGATCCAGATCGGGATGGAGAGGTCGAACCGGGGGACGACCGAGTAACTGCGGTCGTCGCTTGCGGGGTGGGGATATCTGGCTGGAGGGGTCTCGCCGATTCCTCACCCCGCAAGCAAAACAACGCCTATAACGACACCCACACGAAGGAGCAGCCATGCTGAACGTTGAAACCAAGAGGCGCCTCGAGCGCATCAAGATCAAGACCCTCGAGGTCTTCGAGAACAACCCCGTACTGTGCGTCGCCGCCGTTGGCGGGCTGCTCACCGGAGCGGCCAAGCTGATGGACGCGAACACGAAGCGGAAGTATCAGAAGACCTGGAAGGACGAGGTCGAGCGCCGTCGCCTCATGACCTACTGAGCTCTGCACCATCGCAAGTCGGGGAGAGCCTTAACATCCGTTAGGGCTCTCCCTTTTCGCAGGATATTCATGGGGTGTAATGAAAGAGACCCCAACGAAAGGTTCCTCATGTTCAACAAGCTGGCTTACGCATTCGACATCAACTGGTCGGGTGCCTGGCGCAAGGTCCTGGTCGGAGCAGGCTTGACTGCCTTGATGGGTTACACCTACAAGCAGAACAAGCAGTTCGACGACCGGATGGACGCCAAGTACCCCGGACCCCGAGCGAAGAAGAAGCAGCAAGAGAACTCGGAAGAGACCTCGTAACACTCATTTAGGAGAGCCCCGTAACACGGGCTCTCCTTTTCTGTTCTAGGAGAAAGAATGACCGAATTTCCCTCTCAGAGCCACAAGTCTCATGAGCCACGGGAAGTCCGACCTGTGACCAAGTCACCGGCTCGGGAACGAAAGGCGCCTTTAGGGCGTAGGCTCCGTGACACCATCTTCAAGGGAGATGCTGAGAGCGCATGGAGCAGCATGGTCTGGAACAGCTTCTTTCCAGGGCTAGCGGATCAGGTCGAAAACGCGCTTCATGAAGGTCTCTCCACGTTGTTCGGAGGAACATCCACGGCGTATGCTCGTCAGAGGAATCGTCCTGGAAGTCGCATCTCGAGGTACAGCCCCGATCGAGCACTCGGCAACAATCCATCGCCGTCTCGTGTCGAGGTTGATCCTCGTGATCGTCACAATAGCCTAGTGTACGAGTTGGATTCTCGCGCAGAGGCTGAAGAAGTTCTCGTAGCCATGAATGTCACGATTGATCAGTTCGATGCTGTGACGTTCGCTGAATTTCTTCAGATGATCCGAAAGACTCCGGAGCACACCGACTACAAGTTTGGGTGGGACGACCTGGGTGGTTCTAAGGTTGTTCACTCCAAGGGATCATATTTCTTGGATCTTCCGCCCGTCGTCACTCTCAAGTAAAGGGAAAAGCATTGAGTATCACGGCTACTCGACGTCCCAAGTTCAGCGTCCAGTCCAAGATCATGGATTTCAGCAGCAAGATCGATCGTGTCATCTCTCAGACGACATGCGATGTTCATGAAGCTGGCATAGGACAGATCTGTTTCCAGATCGTCGACGATGGGGGCACAGGTCGCGCAGGTATCTGCGGCCCTCGTTCTCGCAAAATTTTCACGGGAGTCTCATCTCCCAAGCATTCGTCGCCCAGCCAGCGACCCAACGCACCGAGGAGCAACACATGAAGTATGTACCAAAGAAGATCACTCAGACTTTCGGCATTTCGCTGCTGAAGACCAAGCAGGCTTCGCCTCAGCTCCTGTTCGCGGCAGGGCTTGTTGGTTTCGCAGGGACGGTTGTACTGGCCTGTAGGGCCACGCTGAAGGTCGAAGAGGTTCTGACCGTTCACGAGAAAGAGATGCTGAGTATTTCCCGCAGTCAGGGAAAGTCCAACTCCGTCTCGGATGAGCATTACGACAAGGAGCGTCGCCACCTTTCGCTCCGGACGAGTGGTCGTATCGCCAAGCTTTACGGTCCGGCAGTGGGTGTCGGCGTTTTGTCTGTGGTTTGTCTGACCAAGTCGCACAAGATCCTCAACGAGAGGAATGCGACGCTGACGGCAGCGTACGTGGGCCTTCAGAAGTTTCTGGAGGGTTATCGTGGACGAGTCCGTGAGGAGATCGGGGAGGACAAGGAGCGCGATGTTTACTACGCTTCGACTCCCGTTGAACTTGTACAGGATACCGAGAACGGTCCCAAGAAGTACTTCGCAACCGCACCGGGGATGAGGTCTCCATATTCGGCGTTGTTCGATGACAACAACTCGAATTGGCAGGAGGCAAACGAGTTCAACATCGCTTTCCTGCGAATCCAGGAAGATCGTCTGACTGACAAGCTGCGTTCTCAAGGAAGTCTCATGCTCAACGAGGTATATGACCGCCTCGATCTTCCGAGGACGTACGCCGGAGCTGTCAACGGATGGATGATCGGCCATCCGGACAGTGATGACTTCGTCGAGATCCAGATCATCCCGGTACACGACTTCCAGGGGACTTTGATGCTGGACTTCAATGTTGCAGGAGACGTTGCACACATGCTCTCCGGTCGGGCGAGTGGACGAAAGAACGGGTCGTCATGACATGGAATTCGATCTTGAAGAGTCACAAGAGCCATCTTGTGCTTACGGCTGTCCTGTCGGCCAGCGCGGGAGCCGGTGCCGGTATCTTGGTGTATGCAAGGGTGCTCGAAGCCAAGTTCCAGGATCGGCTCCAGGACGAAATCCAAGATGCGAAGGCGTTCTACCAGGAGATGTACAGCACTCCGACCTTCGTAGCTGAGGAGCCTTCGCCGAGTGAGGAAGAACTTCTGGGGAAGATCCGAGAGGCTACGGACGAGCACGATAAGCCTCCAGTAGATCTGGTAGGCCAGGCGCTCTCTGCGATGGCTACGTACGACCCGGAGGCCTCTGAGGAAGAGGAAGAGCGTCTTGCTCGCAAGTCTCCGGTAGTAGTCAACAACATCTTCACGAACGCAACTCCTCCGGGAGAAGAGGTGTTGGGTGCTCTGATGGCGGATCGAGATCCTTCGAAGCCGTACATCATCACGAAGCACGAGTATTTCGAGAACGAACCCGAGCACGAGCAAGTGGCCTTTACCTATTGGGAGGGCGACGACACTCTCGTGGACGATCGGTACGAGTATCAGCCGGTCGAGGACCACGAGTATGTCGCAGGTGAAGACAACCTTCTACGCTTTGGTTATGGATCTGGTGATGAGAACATCATCTATATTCGTAATGAGAG